ATTGGGGCTTGTGGCTGCGGTGAAGAGTGACGCGGTAGTGTTATCCGCACCAAAGAAAAACGAGATTAGAAGCTCGCCGTCCTCAGCGACCGTGATAGATGTGGCGGTTACTGTGGTGCTATTCGCACCTAGCGTGTTCGCACTGCCTGTGTCGTAAGTTACAGGTATTGCATATCCATACTCCTCTCGGTACACAGCCAAGCGACCGAAAGCCACATCACCGCCTGACCGTGTAAACGTGTAACCAGGAGGTGAAGCGGCGTCATAGACACAATAGGCCATCAAGCCGGAACCAATAGAGCTCGCTGCCGTTGTGGATATGTTACCTGAACTCTGCTGTGTGGCGACTAGGTTCCAACCCGAAGGTAGCGTGAATGCTGCAGTGCTGCGGTAGGCGATCATAGCGACGAAAAGATCGCCGGTTTTCAGTACAGGGCACGTCCATGTCGTTCCATCAGATGAAGTGATGACGGTGCCTGACGTGCCTACAGCGACGAAGAGATCTGATGAGCAAGTGACTCCGAACAGCGAGTTAGCCGTACCGCTAGTCCGCGTTGCCCATGTAGTACCATCAGGTGAAGTGATGACGGTGCCCCAAGCACCTACAGCGACGAAGAGAGTGGATGAGTAGGTGACTCCGTTCAGCGTGCTAGTCGTACCGCTTGTGCGAGTTGTCCATGTTATGCCGTCATGTGAAGTGATGACAGTGCCTAATAAGCCTACAGCGACGAAGAGGTCTTCTTCAGGTGAGTAGGTGACTCCGGCCAGCGCGTTAGTCGTTCCGCTCGTCCGAGTCGTCCATGTTATGCCGTTATGTGAAGTGATGACAGTGCCTAATAAACCTACAGCGACGAAGAGGTCTTCTTCAGGTGAGTAGGTGACTGCGTCCAACTCGTTAGTCAGAACGTCATCCTTGGTCGGATAACCCAACGTCAAATTACCTGACGCCACAGCACCAGACAGGTTCTGACCAATGTAACGCCAGGAAGGCATTACGCCACCCCGATTTTAGCAGCGCGACCGGGAGCCAGCAGACCGAGCACTTCATACATGCCAAGTAAGGCTTGCGTGTCAGGATCTAGTGGGTTAACTACCGTTGCCACAGAGTACAGCACCAAACCACGACGGATTGCACCTTTGGTAGCCTCGTCAAGTGCAGGATGCATCAAGTAGCCACCTTCATTGAATGCATCAATCGCGTCCTGTTCTTCAGCGGTGAAACGACGACGCCAAGTGACCTTGCTGACTTCCACAACTTCAGGTTCTGGTGGCGTGTACACAGGTGGTGCCGAGTAATTCATCACCTTCCATGCGTGACCTGTCCAGTTCGCCTGCTGGCCTTCCGGTAAGCCTTCCGGCGGTGCAACGTCAGTGCTACGTCCCGGAAGAACCTCGGTGGTGAACCACCCCCAATTATCAAAATGATAGGCCATAAGAATTCCTTTTAGTTTAGGGTCAATCGACCACCACTGCTATTTATTTCGCTAGGCACTAGCGAAGATAGTAAAAATGAAAAATCTGAAACTATTAAATCTGGTGAATCTATAATAGTAGTATTAATTAGATCTCCTAGTTCTAATGTAGCTAAAGTAACCCATACACCAGGAATTTCGCCGTCAGTGCCTGCGGCGATGTGAGGTGCGAGTTCTGCGGCCAGCGGGCCGGATGTTAGTTCTTCTAACAAAGACATAAATTAAGTAGGATCACTAGTTTCACACTTGAAGGTAGGAATTGTTACAGTACCACCAGATGTAAGAGCCTGAGAAGTACAAGTAGTAACTAGCAGTACATTAGTACCATCACAGATTGCTACGTGTGTAGCAGTTCCACTAGCATCAATAGGTACTGCTGCTTTTTGAGCCACAGTAACTTTACGACCATTTGTATCACCATTAGCCTTTGTGAAGTCACCACCTGCCATTACTACATCTGCTAAAGCATAAGTTGTAACTGCCTCTGTACGTGTAGTTGGTTGTGCGGAACATACTGTCATAATAGTACCAGTAGCAATTTTGTCTAGAAGTCCGTCTAGTACTGCGGTTGGGTGTAGATATTTAGCCATTAGCTGATTCTCCTAAAACTGTTATAGACATATCGGTTGGATTAATTGTACTATCTGTTACAACTCTATCGGATTGGCCGATTTGACCTGAAAGGTCCTTCGCCCAGCCGTTTTGGCACCAAGTTAATCCAACTTCATCAGTAACTGTTAGTCTATCTCCAGCTTCTGCATAAAATCCATGGCTACTTAGTTTAGTTTCTAAAATTTCTACTTTCATTTATTTTCTTCCTCATATACCATAGTTTTAGCACGAGCTAAATCTGTATAGTATGCTAGTTTACAGTGTTCTGGTTCCCAAAAACATACAAAATTAATAACTTTTTCCAATTTCCATGATTCTTTAAATGCTCTACCACTAACAGAGTCATTGGCATTACCATTAAATAAAAATACATTTGCAAGCTGACTGAGAGCATCCATACCTCTAACAAAAATATTAGGTCTTAATATTATATTCATTAGTTCCCCCCGTAAATTGTACATCCTCTTCTACAATCTCTCCATTAAAATGCCATAACCATAACCAATCTAGAAATGGTCCAAATTTTTTAGCTTTAATGTTTTCTTCTTTTGTACGAACTAGTTGTGTTACTTTACCTTCTTTGGTTTGATGTAAAAAATGTGGTACAAGATTTAATATATGGTACTTACCACAGCCATGCAGCTCAGCAATTAAACTCTTACGCATTTTTATGTAACCACCATGTTTAATCCACATACTAATAGCATATGTTAAACAATTTCTTGGCTTAAAATACCAACTTTTTTTCATAATGGTAAATGTATAGAAGCCCAAACACCTGCTACGAACATTAAAACAGCTACTAGTATTTTTTCTACAATACCTTCACTTATTTTTCTTTTACTAGCATTAAGTGCTTTTTCTTCTTCTACTTTTCTTTTTGCGAACTCACAGAGTCCACCATTATTTCTTCTAGCTTTAATAAAATCTAATGATTCTGTGTGCTCTACTTTTTTAGCTATTTGCTCATCTACCCACTTATGGTGAGCATCATGAGCATCCGAATGCCCATTAAGTACTATATGTTTAATTTTAGCTTCATCAGATAGTACCTTATCTAATTTATGTGATATATTATCCATACTTCTCATAAGTAACATTAAAACTATACGTTGCCCAGGATCTTGAATAGTAGCTAAAGCATCTAACATATCCTTTTTTAAATCGGTGTCTTCAGTATCTACCATAGGTATCCTTATTGCTTGTTTATTTTGCTATATACTACGCGTAATATATAGCAAAATGGGGGCCGAAGCCCCCATCTATATAATTACCTAAAGATTAGGCTGTCCAACGGAATACTGAAACACCGTTACCTTCAACGCTAGAGATTTGTTGGAATCCTAGACGCTGTGAAGCAACGATTAGACGTTGTTGATTTTCTACAGAATAATCAGACTCAACACGTAGTCCTTTGTAACGACCAACTAGGAAGTTATTTTGATTAACTAGAACAGCACCAATCTTGGTGGCAGCCTTAGCTTCAAATTCACCACTTAGTACAACTGGAACATTAGCAATAGAACCAACTTGACCAGTTAGTAGGGTAGCACGAGTACCAACCTTATCCATAGTTTGGAAAGAGGTATCGTCTAGTAGATCGTAGTAAACATCATTAGAAACAACGAAAACTAGTTCTGAAGGATTAAGACCGCGGGTACCTAGGGCACGACGCATATCAATCATCTTCTGGATAGTGGCTTTAGCTAGACCAGCACCACCAGAGATAATGTCACCACCAGCAGCGGTTGTGATAATACCTTTAATGGGGTCAGCACCAGCACCAGCACCACGTAGTAGAGCTAGATCCCATGCTTTTGCAGTTCTGCGAACAATAGCGTCACGGATGATAGGTAGTAGAGGAATAATGCTATCGTCTTCTTCTTCAGTACCTAGGAATTCCTTGGTTGCTAGTTTATAAGCAGTTAGGTTGATTTCTTTTACAACGTGGTTCTGAGCAGTACCACTAGATGTAGCAGCCTTATAGCCAGCTTCTAGTACCCAGTTAGCATACCCTGCTTCAGGGTTGACTGGTAGACGCATAACGGGGTTATTCATGCTAATATTCTTATTGAAGATAGGATCAACAATTAGAGCACGACGAATTTCGTCTTGCATATTAGTAGAAACTTCAAGTTCCCAAGTTGCACTAGGAATATGAGCACCGAACTTTTGTACTAGGTCACGGAAAATGGAGGTTTCGGTGATACCTTTATTAGTAGCCTTAGCCATAAGTACAGCAGCTTCTTTTTCAGCATAGCTGATTTTGTCACCAGTTGCTTTTTCATCAAATTGCATCTTGCTCTTTTGTAGAGCTTCGATTTCGCTTGCCTTCTCTGCTAGGGCAGCGCGTAGGTCTTCAACAGCTTTTAGGTTAGTTGCACCAGCAGCTTCTGCATCTTTAATGCGTTTTTCTGCATCAGCTAGTAGCTTCTCAGCACCTGACTGACCAACTTCAATACCTTTGGTTACAGCAGCACTGGTAGCTTCTGCAATCATCTTCTGTAGTTCTTCTTTATCCATAAATTCTTCTTCCTTGGGTTCTTCTACTTCGGGGAGTACCTGAGTCTCTTGCTCTTTAGCAATTTCTTCTAGGGTTTCCTCTGGTGGGTTAAATGATTTTTTAAATTCTAAGTAATCAGCTTCACTATCAAAGCCTTTAGAGACTGAGAATAGACTATCCTGATTTGCCGGAACAGAAACTACACTAACTTCAAGTAGTTCTAGATCTTTAATTACGAAAATATCTGTAGCACTATCGTAATCTGCATCCTTAACTTGGAATCCGATGCTAAAAGCTTTGAGGATTCCTTCTTGTACTAGCTGGTAAATTTCTCCAGCGGCTTTGCTGATTCTAGCAGTGATCTTTAAACCCTTTTCATCAATGGATAAGGATTCTGCTACACCAATCGGTCTAGAGTGGTTGTGGTATGCTAGGATAATTGGATTTAGCTTGTAGTTGTCAATACCACCCTTAGTCCATGCCTCCATTGCAACAACATCACCAACTCTATCTTTCGTAGTAGTGTTGGCATAACCAACAATACGAAGTTCATCTGACTCTCCAGCCTTCTCAACTGAGAAACCAGAGATAAGCTCAAATTTCTTATTTATCTGCATCTTTTTTAGGGGCTCCTCCACCCGGCTCACCTGCTGCGCTACCAGCAATATTTGCAGGTACTCGTAGGTCATCATGCCCCGGTTTGGGGTCGTATCTCAATTCAGCCCTTGCTTCATTTGGACTAATTACTCCACCATTTACAAGCGTGCTATGATACATAGCTTCATCTTTTAAATCTGGTTGGACTGCTGAAACTTTAGAAGCTTCTGGCTCTAGGTCATAACCAAAGAATCTTTCAAAACCAGCATTTACCATTCTAACAAGTGGTAAAATTGTTTCCATATAAAAGAGTCTGAGATTTGGGGTGATATTGGCATTATTACCAGAGCTTATTAGTACTTCTGGAACTCCTAAAGCTACTAGAATTTCTAGGTCTTTAGAAGTTATTGAATCTTTGAAATCTAGCTCGCGGAAGTTTACGTCCGTGATTTTATCTAAGTCTAGTCCGCCATCTAAAATTAGGGGTCTTTTTCCACCCTTAGTTGGAGAGTACTGTGACTGCCAAGACTCTATCATACGAGCTTTAATCTTATCACCAAGTACGTTTGGACTCTTGATCACAAGCCCAGGTACTGCTCCATTCTTGAAGAAGTTACCTTGGAAAGCAGTCATATCACTGCGTACCTTTAAAGTATCAGTAGTCGATTTAAGCCTAGAAGTTCCCATGTATATAGAAGTACTAGAATTATCTGATATGTGCAATACTTCACTAGGTTTAAAGTCTATAATGCCATTATACTTGTAGCCCTTTACATAAATTAAAGGATCTGTTAAGATTTCCATCTGAGATGCCGGTAGATTATAGAGATATACACCATCATAGTATATAAACGCATTACCAGTCAGCACTAGATCTATATAAATAAGTCTACGAAATTTATTAGTATCAATATATGGATTAGGCTGAAAATTAAGTAGGTTTTCTACTTTAGCCTTTCTAGTACCAATTGTTGGTGTTACTAGGCCATTTATCTTTTCTTTTACGTCTACATCGAAGCTAGATGCTCCATTAACAATCATATCAACAGCACGTCTAACAGTAGTTAGGGCGTCATACGCTTGTTCAAAGGTGATAGTATTATCTGCATAAATACTATCACCCTCATTTCTAGCGATCTCGGCCTGTGCGGGGTTAAATTTTTCTATAATCCAAGACTTAATACTCATACTTCAAACCTATTTCCTTTGCTTAAATTTTCCTCCGCAGGTAGATGTTGTAAATTAAACTCACAGTGCAGCCCACATACTAATGTATGATGTAGTGGTACTACATGATCTACATGGTAGCCTTCTGGGCAGGTTTGGTAAATTTCTTTTATAGTTACCAAATTAGCCCACTTTGGGGTAGCTTTAAGCTTAGTAGCCCTTCGCTTTGCCCCTAAAGCTCTGAAAATATGCTTATTACCTTCGTAATATATTTTAGACCTATACTTAATAGTTTCTTTATTTAAGCTATAATAATTTTTTCTTCTTAGTAGTATTTCCTGCCTATTATTTTTATAATAATTAGTCGAGCAGCTATTACATTTAGTACTATTAGTTAAAAAATTACTCATATTTATTATCTTGTAACAACAGTCGCACTGTTTTTTATGTATTAAAGATAATAAGTACATACGCCAAGAAGTATTATTTTTTGCTAAAAATATGTCTGGGTATATGGATTTTATTAGATTGGAGAACTGAAATACGGAATTGAAACCATATGTAGAGGATAATTCGTCCGTAGTATCTAACGATATTGCACTGTTTATAAAGTCTATCCAGTATATTGTATTATTGTCTATGGTATGAAATACTTTACCTATATCAAATTTATTTACTAATTCTTTATAAACCTCATTTACTTCTAAGTACATTTTGTCTCCTTTTTAGACAGTGTTTGGTGAGCTATCTAGTGAAAAAGGCACTAGAAAGGCTGGCCGGCCCTTTCGCTCAGTTTTAATCTTTGTGTAATTTATCGTGCTGAATTTTAACCCAGTTAGCTTGCTTTGTGGCTGTATGTAGAGCAGGTTTAGCCCCGTATATAGTATGTAGCTTTACATGGTGTCCATTACATAAGGTAACGGCATCTTCATATAATTCTTTCTCGTGCTCAGCTATAAAGGTATCGCGATGGAATATAACGTCATCAACATCGTCAATTGAAACACCAGTAGTAACCTTCCACTTCTCCCATAGTAGAGTAAGAGATGAGTAGTGGTGAAATTCCAGGTTTTCAGTAGTATCGCAGATTGCACAGCAAGTACCTTTAGGATACCGAGCTTTAGCTTTATCTCTTAAGTACTTAACCTCGTCACGTTTTAATTCGGACTTTTTACCTGTATTTGCGGCCACTATTAAACTGCTCCTGAAAAACTTTTTACTCTAAACATAATAGGGCTATTATCCCATAAGTATAAAATAAATTCAATTCAATTTTCCTACCATCAGAAACTTCCTACATTAGAACGATAGCTATATAATGCGTACCTCAAAGCATCAGCCATGTGTGAGTATTTATCATGTACTGGTTTCTCAGTAATCAGAGTTTCCTTTGGGTCCCAGCGGAACTGGTCTAGTGCTGCTAGAAGATGTGTACATTTGGGGTCCACAATTAGTTTTCCTTGCTCGACAATCATCTGAACATATGCAATCCCGT